ATAGATCTAGGAAATGTGATTGGTCCTCCAGGTGCAGATGGTGCATTAAATGCTTTACCTTTAACAGGTGGTACTTTAACGGGTGATCTAGAGGTTACGGGTACAGCTAAAGCTGCTGCATTCGTAGGGGATGGTTTGACGCTTAATGGATCTCTTAGTAGAGGTACATACACTTCAGCATCCCAGTATCACACGGGTGCTGATAATATTGTACTTAAAGGTAACAGTTCCGGTGTTAGTGGAATATTCTTTGAGTCTGAGAAAGACGGTGTTAATATTAATCATGCTACTGATTTTGGTTTTATACAATATCATCCATACGGAACATTAACTACTGGAGAACAGGCAGAGCTTATCATTGGTACTTCTAATGATGCCAGTGATAATGTAATTATCAATGCACCGCATAAAGACGGCTTTAAATTTAGGACTGGAGCATCTGAAACAGACTATACAGTTTGGCATTCAGGAAATGACGGTGCAGGCTCTGGACTAGATGCTGATAAACTAGACGGTCTAGATTCTAGTGCTTTTGCCCTTAAAGGCTTTTTACACTCTGGTAATCCTGCTACTGTTGCAGGCAGTAGCGGACTTGAATACTTTCAAGCGTCTGCGAATACTGACCTAAACCCAACAACTGACTGGTATAATACACTACGTCTAGGACATGGGGATCCTGTAGATTATTACAGTAACACTATATCTGTTAAAATGACAGGTTCTAATGTAGGAGACATATACACAAGAACTACCACAAATGGGACAAACGGATCATGGAATAGGTATTGGCATTCTAATAATGATGGTTCAGGTTCAGGTTTAGATGCTGATTTATTAGATGGTAAACACGCTAGTGACTTCTTATCTGCAACAGGGGGTACTGTATCAGGTACTCTATCGTTTGGGGATAACACTATAGCTAAATGGGGTAACAGTCAAGATCTACAGATATTTCATGATGGTAGTAATAGTAGAATTGTAGACAATGGTACTGGAGAGCTAAGACTTCAAGGTACTAACTTAAGATTATGGTCATCATCGGGAGAGAATTATATTACGTGTGTGGAAGGTGGAGCTGTTAAAGTTTATCACAATAATGTTGAAAGGTTAAAAACTACTTCTACTGGTATAAATGTTATAGGACAAGTCACTGCTACTTCATTCGTTGGAGATGGTGCAGGACTTACAGGAATTGAGGTAACCCCGGATGAAGATACTGAATTTGCGAGCTTGTTAGCTCTATACGCAATATAGATATATAAAATAAAAGGATAAAACAATGGCAATAAATACTGAAACGTTCGAGAGTACGATACAAAACAAACTAGATACTGCTACAGATATAAAAGACTTACTACTATTAAGTAAGGTTGTAGAGTCTACAGTAGGTGCTGTAGCTGTCTCCGACATTCAAAACGCAGGTTCTGCGAAAGTCCAAGAGATCAATAACTTCATAGCAAATGAAACACCTATCGACAACCCTTTAGGTGTTCAGTTAATGGACGTAGTTCCGGGCGCACACGGGGATTCAGGTATGTCTAATTTCATGGTAGCCGCTAGAGGTGGTACTGTATATATCCGTGGTGATATAGATTCATATAGAGTTGGTGGACAACGAGAAGAGCGTTGGTCTGATACATGGAGAACAGTATGCCACAGAGAAGGTAAAACTGTACAGACTATTGAACAATGTTACTATTCTGTATTCGTTCTATATACAGACGGTGAGTTATGGGGATGGGGTGCTAATGCTAATAGACAACAAGGATCAACATCTACGTATCTAAATAATAGTGGGTATCTTGCTGCTGCAGACGTTCAGTTTCACCCTCACATGATTATTGATAACGTTAGAGAGTTTAGAGCAACAGTCGGTGGTGGTTATTATCAAGAACGTACTACTTGTTTTGCACTAAAGAATGATGATACATTATGGGCATGGGGTTCTTCAGATAACGGAGGGACGGGTAACAACACTACGACTGATTATAATGATCCTGCACAGGTTATGACTAATGTTAAGAGCTTCGACCATGAAGGAGGACACACAGGAGTTACCGCAGTTATCACACACTCTAATAACTTATACACTACAGGTTGGAACGGTTACGGTGTTTTAGGTTTAGGTGATGTTACTCGAAGAACAGTGTTTACACAAGTAACTAGCATGAATGGTATTGCAAAAGAAGTATTTATTACAGCAGGCACACGTTCAGGAAATGGTGCTTACCATTACAACCAAATGTTCGTTCAGACTATATCTAATGAGCTTTGGGGTTGTGGTTACAATGCAGATAAACGTATAGGTATTAACTCTACAGCTTCTACTATTAGTTCTCTTACTATGTTAGATCAGGACTTTGCATCTTATCCTGTAGCTGAATTTAAACGTAGTCGTGCAGGTTGGGGTACATTCGCATACAAGGATACAAACGGGGATTTATGGACATGGGGTTATAATAACTATGGTCAGACAGGTTTAGGTCATGCTAGTAGAGTTTACAAACCTACAAAAGTGCTAACAGGTATTACAGACTTTTACCCTACAACTGGGGGTAGTCATTATTGTTATCACAACGGTATGTTCGTAGTTAAAGATAATGAGTTATTCTACACAGGCTACAACGGTAACGGTCAGTCAGGTCTTCGCCATGATACAACATCAGCAGCTTATGGATCTTATAGCTTTGAGAAAGTTTATATACCTTTCAATACTAATGACATCAAACGATACTACGGCTCAGGTAACAGTAGTGATATAACGAATCGTTTCTTACTGAATGATGGTACAATGTACGGTGCTGGATTTAATAACTACGGGCAGCTTACAGATGATGACCACAGAGGTGACATAGAAATATTCACACTCGTTAAATAAGGATAATAATATGACTGAATTAGAATACGAAACAGCTTTAAAAGCAGCAATGCACTCTAGAAAATACCCTGATGTAGGTGAGCAGTTAGATGCTCTCTATAGAGTAATGAGTACAGCTGGTGAGACTAACGAGTTCACAGAGCTAATAAGCGCGGTTAAGGCTGCGGGAGTTAAACCTGAGCTACCTGCTGAGTTCTCGGATGCAATGAGTACAGAGGATGCGTACTTTGCTGAAGATCACGACGCATCGTTATACTAAAGGAATCTAATGGCAACAAAAGAAGGGTGTGGAGAATGGCAATTGTCTAAAACAATCAACATATCCCATATAATAGCCACACTAACTTTAATGGTTGGTATGGTAACATACATAGGACAGATAGAGCAGCAGGTAGCTATTCAAGGGGTGCAGATTCACTCTCTGACAAGTGCCTTAGATCTACAACGTAAATCAGACAATGCTATGTTCAATAGAATAGATAGGAAACTAGATAGACTATTTGAGATTATGCACAAAAACTAAAGGTTTAGATAATGGAAACGACAACACAGGAACTAATATACCAACTACTCATTTTAGTTGCAAGTGGGGTGCTGGCTACAATCGGTGCTTACTTAAAATCATACATTAAGACTAAAATAGATGTTACAAGGTACGGCTTTGAGAATGATAAGCTTGAGAGAATCATTACTAACGCAGTAGACTATGCAGAACAGAAAGCATCATGCTATGCAAAGAAACACTCAGCATCTCTAGCAGGTAGTCAGAAACTAAACTATGCTCGTACATACATCAACATGGTAGATCAGAATATCGTGAAAGATTATGGCGATAGCTTAAAGCTGATGATTGAAAGACGAGTTGAGCAGCATATTAAATAGTATGAATCAAATCCTCGCACTCCTAACCTCACTGGTAAAGAATATCGCAGTCCCTTTAGGGGCTTACTTCGCAGGTAAGACCTCAAAAGAGTTAGATATATGCAAGAAGGAAAATAAGAAGCTAAAAGAGTTACTCACTGTTCATGATAGATTAGTACAGACGAGTGAGGTATATGATGAAAATGCTTGGTAGCTTAATGCTGCTAGTAGTTCTATTATTCACCTCATGCAGTTCGACAACCTCTATATGCCCTACTTACCCTAAACCCTCACCTCACACACTTGAGAGAATAAAGTCTTTACATGATGCTCAGGTTGATGAGTGGATGATTAGACAATACAAACTAAATTTATTACTAAGGATCTAATATGCCATATTTTGGAAAAGCTTCCATTGAAAGACTATCGACTTGTCATAATGACTTAAAACGTATATGTACGGAGGTTATAAAGAATGTAGATTTTTCTGTGCTTGAAGGTACTAGAACTTTACATAAGCAACAAACGTATTACTTAGAGGGTCGATCAAAGCTAGATGGAGTCACTAAGAAGTCGAAGCACCAAACCAGCCCGTCGTTAGCTGTAGATATAGCCCCTTACCCTATAGACTTTAAAAATGATGCTAAGGCTCAGGCTCGCTTTTATATGCTAGCAGGCTACTTCTTTCAGGCAGCCGAAACACTGTTAGCTCAGGGTGTAATATCACATAAAGTAAGATGGGGTGGGGATTGGGATAACGACAAAGACTTTAAAGATCAAAGCTTTGACGATTTACCCCACTTTGAGTTAGTATAACCACTCACCTGTTAAACCGCTCACATCGTAATCAGCACTACGACCTTCAAAGAAGTTCTGTAGGCTAGAACCGTTTGTGAGTTCATCAAACCACGGGAGCGGATTCTTATCTATTCCATAGTTTACTTTTAATCCTAATTGTGTCAGTCTTCTATCTGCTATATATCGGATATATTCTTTTACATCCTTTTTATGTAGGTCTCTAATCTCATGCTTACTAAACGCGAAATCAACAAAGTCTATTTCTAGCTCAACAACTTCACGAGTCATCTCGTAGATAGACTTCTTAAATGAGTCATCTATATCGCTAGGGTTCTCATTAGCCCATGTTCTAAATAGTCTTGCATTTCCTTCGACGTGTAAAGTCTCATCCTTTAAAGACCACTCATTGATCTTACAAGTTCCCATTAAAAGACCGTGTCGTTCAAAGTTCTTTAGCATAATAAAAGCACCAAATAAAGCTATGCCTTCAGTCAGCACCTGCTTAACAATAGCTAGTCCGAAATTCCCCTGTACTGAATTATTCTCAGTGTAGAAGTTCCACTTAGCAAGTGTAGCATTATGCTCTAAGAAGTCAGTGTAATACGATTCAGGTAGTCCCAAAGACTCATTCAACTGAGCATAGCCCCTTTGATGTTCCCACTCACGACCGTTAAAGCTTGATAGCATCCCTCGGATCTCATTGTTTTTAATGAGAGGCAGTAAGAATCCTACATAATAATTAGCTACAGCGAAATCACTTTGTGTAAAAATAGAGAGAATCGACTTCACAAACTCCTGCTCATCTACTGTAAGCTTTTCTCTAAAGTCGACTAAGTCCTGATTGAAGTCTACCTCATCAGTAACCCAGTGCATCTGCTCACTCTCTTGTCTGTAATCCTCAGCCCATTGATATTTCATAGGCTTGTATAGTGTACTCTCTTCAAATATATTCATTGTTTTACCCTTCGCACGCTACGCATACTTCATTTACACCGTCTTTTAGTGCATCTCGTTGGACTTTTAAAGCCACCTTTTCTGTCTTTCGTCCGCTTTCAGTACGTAAATAATAGAGACCTTTTAATGGTCTAAATTCAGAATCACTAAATGCCCGTGTGTGTACAGCATTAAAGTATGCCTTATCTGTACCAGCAGGGAAAAATAGGTTTACTGATTGACCCTGACAGATAAACTCTTGTCTACTTTTCGCCATATCAACAACCCATCTTTGATCTAATTCGTAGGCTGTCTTGAATATTTCTTTTTCATCCTCAGTAAAATAGGGGAGGTCTTGAATACTTCCCTCGTTAGCTAGAATATCTGACCATATAACATCATCATCTATAGCCTTCTCAGCTACTATCTTCTCAAGATTAGGGTTCTTTACGAGATGACTACCTACTCTTGTCTTATGAGTGTAGCAATTAGATACTCGTGGCTCAATTGAAGCACTACATCCAAGTATGATACTACTGTTTGCGTTTGGTGCAATAGCTAGTAAGTGTGCATTTCTTCTATTTGCCGCTGATAAGAGGCACGCCCCTTTTGAGATGGCTAATTTCTCAGTAGCCTTCAGGGCTTCTCTTTTGATGTACTTAAACATTCCTCTATTGGCTGAAATAGCAAGTGAGGATTCCCACGGTATGGCGTGAGATTGTAAGTAGTCATGGAATCCCATCGCTCCTAAACCGAGGCTTCTCTCAGTAGCCGCACTATATACAGCTTTGCTTAGCTCTTTTGGTGCATTGTCTATAAAGAACTGTAGGGCATTATCAAGCATTGTAATTAAATCTTGTACCATATTCGTGCTACTCCACTCGTCGTACTTCGCTAGATTCACACTACTTAGACAACATACTGCTGTTCTGTCTTTATCTGTAACTAAGTGAATTTCATTACATAGATTAGAGCCTTGAACTTTTAAGCCGTGCTTTTTAAACTCATAAGGGAGTTGTCTATTTGCTTCGTCTAAATAGTTTAGGTATGGTTCGCCTGTTCTGTATCGTGTTTCTAGCATGGTAGTCCATAATTCACGAGCTGGCATAGTAGATATTATAGCCTCACTACTAGGGTCGATTAGTTTCCATTCTAGGTCATATTTAACAGCATTTAAAAACGCATCACTGAGGTTTACCCCGTGGTGTAGGTTCAAGTTCTTACGAGTTAGATCGCCAGTAGGGAGTCGCATCTTGATAAACTCTATAATATCAGGGTGTGATACGTCCATATAGCCAGCATAAGAGCCTCTGCGTGTCTTACCTTGACGATAAGCTGTCATATCAGCATCTACTGTATGTAAAAAACTTAGCGGTCCGGGTGTCATTTCATTCATTGATCTTACTGAAGACCAGTGACCACCAACACCACCACCTTTAACAGAGAGCCATCTTACCTCAGTAGTGTGATCGCAGAGACCTTCTATAGAGTCAGGCACATAAGTAAGGAAACAACTTATAGGCAGTCCCTTAATCTTATCCCCTTCTAGGACTGCATTACTTAGCACAGGCGATGCAAACATAAACCAGCCCTTGCTGACATAGTCATATATTCGTTGTGCTAGGTGAAAATCCCCACCTGAGTAGCACGATGCTGCACGAGCATAAGCCTCTTGGATTGTTTCGTTTGGTCGTGTATAGTGAGATTCTAGTAGCTTACGGCTGAAGGCATTAAGGTCTTCGGATCGTTGGTTATCTATTTTCATTCTGCATATTTCCCTTGTATTTGTTTTACTTTATTTGTTTTTAGCCACTCTTCTATGAGGGCTTGCATTTTAGACTCGTCTTCTTTTGTCGGGTTTGAAGCTCGATTATGTCGAAAGTTCCCGATAACAATATCTTTATTTGTTTTCTTACGGTGTTTCAATGTATAGACCCTTTATTGTTCTGCTAATCCTCTGAATAGATGAGTGATGACGTCTACAGTCCATCCGTTACCCAACATTTTATGTCTTTGTGTTGTAGATACTCCCTCAGTATACCCTATAGGTACAGTCATTAACATTTCAGAAAGCTTTGGAATAGGTCTATAATAATTATCCCCTATCTGTATATTGCTACAGCTACTATTTGTTACGCCCTGCCCTGCTGTTGTTAGACACTTGGCTTTATCTTTTAATTGTCTAACATTTCCCCACGCCTTAGTATGGGATAAAGTTCCTTTTACTTTCTTCTTCATTTTGTCGGTTATGTTCTCTAAAGTATCTTCAATATTATTTAAGTCTATTAGCTCCAACAGTGTTATCCCCTTATCCTTTGGGGCGTCTAAAAGTTCTATATTCGTCCAGTAAAACCTTTTTCTTAATGCCCCTGAAACTATTTTAGAGTCTATAAATATAGGCTCTACTCCCATAGCTTCGTTAAACATAGGTAGCCATTTTTTATCTATTTTTACATTTTCCAAAAAGAAGTATTTAGGTTTTATACTTTTCCAAACCCTAACAAACTCCCAAAATAAGAACGATTGTCCGTCAAACTCAAAGCCTTCATCTTTTAGCTTTTCGTACTGAACTAATGATATAACATCAATACCACAAACAGTAGAAGAGCCTTTGGACTTACCTGCAACACTAAACCCCTGACATGGACTGCCCCCTATTAGTAAGTCAATATTTAACTTTTTTAAGTCTTCTTCTTTTAGCTGTGTTACGTCCCCTAATCTATTAGCAGTATCTTGCGGGTAGTTCTTTGTAGCTATCTGTATTGCATACTTATCTATCTCACTACTGTAGTAATTATCTACTTGTATGCCTGCTCTCTCTAAAGCGATCCTTCCGCAACTCATACCATCAAATAAGCTTAATACATTCATATTAAAACCACTTCTTAGCAAGGTCGTAAAACCAGTCGTCGAGACGATTAATAAGACCAGACACTTTGGTATCCTGTAGGTGCTATGTTGAAATTAGTGTTGAATATTTTTACCATAGCAGGTGTTAAATCGCCATGACCAGTTCGTAACCAGTTATCAATCGTGATGGGTTGAACATCCATTAGCTTAGCTAACATATATTTACTGTTTGATCTGTCTTCATATTTAGGGTGTGGGAGTTCTAAGATAGCCGTAACGGCTTCTTTTAGATTCATCTGTGTCATACTGATACATCTTTGATAAATATACCAGCTTCATTTAGATAGCCTTTACGGTCTTTAATGTCTAAGTAAGCCTTTTCGATGCACGCACCTATTGGAACGCCTTCAAGCTCAGCTATAGCTACCATAACCACGTACATATCACCGAGAGCATCCATTATCTCAGGTAAGTCTTTATTTGTTACTCCTGAAGCGAGTTCGCCCGCCTCTTCTAGTAGCTTAACCGTTTGTGTTAGGCTATTGCCATTTATCGTGATTTTTCTATCTTTGTGCCATTTCGAAATAAGTATTGTTAGTTCGTCTACCATAATTAACTCCTTTGTTTGTAGGAGCTGATTATAATATAATATAAATAAAGTGTAGCTTAAAGCTCCATATCTATTAAGTCATCTATCGAGTCAGCTACAAAAGAAACACCACCGTGTTCTTCAATCTCGTCTAGGTGGTATTGCTGTAATTCTGAGACTCTCGACTTCTTACCTTTGGCTTTTACCTCTATCCCGTACATGACACCGTCTTTCAGGGCTATAATGTCGGGGATTCCGCTCTTGTTAGCTACGATAGATTTAAAAACCCAGTATTTCTCAGCTTTTAACCAGTCTAGTATCTGTTTTTGTATGGCGCTTTCTTTCATATTCTTACCTTTTTAAATGTCTTATTATTAAAGTCTCTCTTATTTGAGACAGCTTTAAATACTTGGTCGGATATTCCATCTTTAACCAACAAGTGATGCACCACAGCCGCTTTTGTGTTGTTTATATTTACATTTCTCTCTATTCTTTGAGCGTGTCCAGCCCCTGAATAATCACCACTAAGTATAATAAAGTGGTCTAAGTGAGATAAATCAACACCTTCTTTGTGTTTGTTCGATGAATACACCTCAACATAGGGGAGTCGTTTAGCTAAAGCCGTTCGTTCTGCTATAAAGTGGCTCATAACACCAACTTTACCCGTCGGGAAGTGATCTTCAATGTACTTAAACTTCTCTTCGCCAGTTTCTAGTTGGTGTAAAGTCATTCGGAGTTTCATATCTGTATCACATATAACCCTTTCACCGTCTATAACAGCTATTCTATCTCTCATCAGCTTGTTATATATCTCTTTTGTACCTTCACTGAGGTCAATATAGTGTACTTGCTCCTGAGAAGTGTGTTCTATACCCGCATCAGCTTGCGTCATGGTAACAAAATAAGGATCAATTACAGCATCAAGCTCAGGACGAGTAGTTTTATACACTTTTCTCTGTACTCCTCCCATCCATTGCGTTGTGATGATACCGAACTGATCGAAAAACCTGTAAAAGTTAGGGTATCTATAAAAGGGTGAGTATTTTGTTATGCACATCTGATGGTATAAAGATGCTTTAGTCTCTATGTGGGGAGTCCCTGACATCAAAATAACAGGTAAATCGTAGGCTAATTTTCTGATGTTCTTTACTCGTAGTGACGGTTTACCAACTTGACCATTAGCGTGTGACTCATCCACTATTACGAGGTCAAACGACTTATCTAACAGCTTATGCGCCTGCTCGTAATTAGTGATGTGGTAGTTTTTAGTCATGTTATCGTCGAATTTATGCCATCCTGAGATAGCTGCCTTCTTAGTGAGGACTAATATATTCTTAGCTTTAGTCTTTTCAGCTGCAAGTATAACAGTAAGTGTTTTGCCTGATCTTACTGCACCTGCTAGGTATACGATACCCTTATCTTGTAGGATATTGTATACCTCTAGCGACTTTTCTACTTGGTGCGGTAAAGGTTTCACCCTTCTTCACCGTATTGATTAGCTAATATAAACTCACAGTAGTGAATGGCTTTCTTTATATCTTCCGCACCGTGCTTACTACCATGTCGAGAGATGTACTTAATTATATTCCCTTCGCAGTAACCTAACTTGTTTTGTAGGATGTAATCAATCGGCTGTATTTTCAGGTCGTAGTGTGACCCTCCTACTTGCTTATCCTTGCTGGCTGTAAACCCACTACACTCGTCGCACAAACCATCTGTTGTTATTGCTGATTGACCACAGCAGCTGCATACGCCTATCATTACTGAGCCTTCAATTCGTCAAGCAAATCTTGAACTGTTGTGTGCCAACCGTAAGAGTTCACACTAAGTGCTATAGCTGTTAACTGCTCGTAAATCTCTGCCAGTTGAGGCTCTACTAGCTGTTCTTGTGCATAGAAATAATCGCTATGTAGTCGTGACTCTTCTTCAGCCTCTTCTTTGTGGTCTAAAATTGCATCTCTTCTTAACTCTTCTAATTCTACTTCATTCATAATATTATCCTTTAAAGTGGGTTAACGCTGTCGCGAAACAAAAAAACATGATCTTTTGGCAGCTCATCATATAACGAATATGCGAGGTCTTTTATAGCCCACAACGCCGATTTAGAAGTCCGCAACATGAGAAAGTTTTGCAAGCTGCGTGCATTAATTGTATATATGAAGCTAGTTAGATACGCTTCAGGCATTGCGAACTTTGAGGTATCATTACTCGTACCTGATACAACTAAAAGGCGGAGATTCTCAAGCGCTGCTACTATATATGTATTAGTATCTGAGTCTGTGGTAAGTTGTACAAATTGCTCCGCCCTTTCAGTATCTTCATCAAGTAGGAAACTATCTTGAGCTTTTAGTTCTCGTAATGTGTATCGTGAGCTTTTCACACTGATCGAGGCATGACGATGTCGTACCAATTCCTGTAGAACAGCGCGAGAGCAAGTGATGTCAAATGTATATGTCAAATGCTCGATTGTACTAGAATGATGGTTTTTATTTGCAACCCGTTCCATACGTTCTACATTACAGCTACCATCTATAGTGGGTCGATTCCAGCATTTAGAAATAGCTAAATCTGCTAAAGTCAGTGGGCTATTAAAAATTAATTTTGCGCCTATCATTTTGTTTTCCTTTTCAATTCATGTATTTACCATTATTTGCATTTATTTGATTTGCAATATGGCTTCGTTTTTAGATATACTTATTCTGTTCTCTCTCTCAGTTGATGCACCGACTCGCAGCGGGGAGATACACTGTCAATCTATGTGTAGTTTTATCGTCCCATCATCCTGTAACAAGTGCATATCTAGCAGATTGAGATTAGATAGAAAATTATAGTTACCTTTTTCTTTATACAACTCTTTAACAACTATACGACAATCGTCGATATGAACATCAGCTAAATACTTTCGAGCTTTAACCTTTCCCATGCCTAAGACACCATATATGCCGTCCACTGAATCCCCTTGAATCATCTGTAGCCATACGAATTTAGCAGCATCCTCTTTAGAGGTGTATACCCACTCGCATTTCTTGTAATTCCAGTGATGTCCATGACTTTGCGATAGGACATCTTTATCTATTGCAGCGATAACAGTGTTCTCCTGTTTGCCTCTATACACAACAATATCGTCAGCCTCGATCCACACACACATAGCACCTTTGTACATATCGCATATTATGGCTTTCACTTCAGACAAACCAACGATCAGGGGTGTGTTATATGATTTAGTTCTGTTTGCTTTATATTTTGGGTCAACTAAATATCTGAAATTAGATCTCCCTGAAGTAAAATAACACTCTACATCTTTACAGCCTGTCGAATCCAGCATTGAAGCTATATAATCAATACAGTAGTCTGCAGCACATACGATAATGTTAGCGTCTGTCTCACCAGCTAAGTCTTTATTTGCGTTGTGGCAGCAGATATACACCACCGAGTCGGCATCAATTATTAGTGTTTTGTTCATGTTCGCAAATGGATTCACTTTTTACCTCTTATAGTTATTGATTTTAATGGACTACCTAATTCTTTACATATATCAGCTTCAGTATTCATTGTTAATTCCTTTACGGCTGGCATCTGTTGCTTTAAAACATCCCATGCATCATTCATAGCTTGAGCTAAAATATGGGCTTGTCTCTCTGCCTCCTCAAAACTGAAGCACTCTAGTGTGATTGAATCGTGAACAGTGTTAATAACCCTAACTTCAGGGCAGGCAGTATATAATTTTAATAGGCTTAATTTAGTACAGTCTGCACCTATAGACTGAGGTATAAAGTTGATTGAATCGGTGTATTTATCGGCTGCAATCGGACGACCTAATGGGGTTTCTAACTTTAGCTTTTCCCCAGCTTTCAATCTCTTTATAGATGCTGCCATTTTGCGATGGTATTTCTTCACTTTAGGATAGGCACTCAACCACTTATTTTTTAACTCTTGAGCTGCATCCTCAGTTATTTCGATACCTACCATTTTAAGGTACATAGCCTGACCAGTAGCTTTACCTGCCCCATACATAAATGCGAATGTGGCTACTTTAGCTGCTTGTCTCTCATCCTTTGTAACCTCTGTATAGTCTTTTTTATACATCATAGATGCGGTTGTTGTATGAAAGTCTTGTCCAGACTGAAGAACGTCCACAATATC